CCGCTCTATCGATAGCAACACGAAAATCTATCCCTTCTTTCCACATCAACAATGAATACGCATCTCCACCAATACCACAGGTATGACAGAAGTACAGTCCGGCTCTGTCTCCATCAGTAGACATAACCGCAGATCTTCTAGTGTCGTCATGGAAACAACACCGGACTGCCTTTGAGTAGCCGTCTCTAGTCTCTCCACCGTAGTGCTTAACTACAGCTTTAAGTAGTTCAGGATCGGCTGCCATAATTATTTCTTCTTCGCAGTAGTTTTCTTTTTTACTGTCTTAACTTCTTCATCAATCAACTTAGCAAAGTTAAGGAAATGGTTTGGATCATCCTTGCGTTTGCTCCAGTAGATCTCATCTGCAACTTTGTAGTAAGCCCACTCAAGGAAGTGGTAAAGGGCAACACCTGCTGTAACAGACAGGATTAGTGCTAGTGTCTCATTCATTTATTAGCTCCATAAATTCGTCTAGTTGGATAATTACAAATGCTTTACTGACATTGCTTTGCCTTCGCTTAGCAATGACAAGTGGAATAACTCGACCATTGTTCTTTCTTCTCTTCTTCCAGTTATCCCTTTCAAGCACCGCTTCTTGTGTCCAAGGCCCGGGCTTGAAACCTTTTTCATTCTTGGCTTCTACTACGAAGTAGACCTGTCTGTTTAAGAACCAGAGATCGCCTTCATCGTAGTTGCCAGAGAGTCTTAATCTTTCTGCTATTAATTCTTTACTTCGGAAGTAATCAATTAGATCTACTTCCCATTGCGTACCCTTGCGTTTGTTGGCTCGTGATGTTTTGGTATCCAAAGTTTATTACTCCCGGTCTCATGTCTGCTCTACCCTGTGCATTAGCATCAGCTATCTGTACAGCAGCAACTCTAAACTCTCCATACTCTGGATTCATTGCAATCGATAGGATCATCGAAGGCAACTGTGATGCCTTACCAAGTATGGCTCGGCGTGGTGCTGGTTTGTCTGCATCGTAATCTCTTTGCTCCGACATATGTGTAAGAGCAAGGACACAGGCACCTGTCTTTCTAGCTACATGATGAAGTTCGGACATGATTGCCCGAATGCCTGACCATTCTTCCCCGGTAACGGACACGCAATTCATCAGGTTATCTATCACGACAAGTGCCGGTGCCATGCCATACACCTCACCATAGGCAAGGATTTCAAGTTCAATGCTGTCTATATCTGGTGACGGATCAAAGACCCACTTGATATGTGAGCCTTTCTCAGACAGCATTGAATCGAAATAGTGTGAGTCCTGATCAAGATAGGTCTCCACTTGTTGTTGCGGAATCCCACTTAAAGCAGCGACAGTACGAAACATCTGTGCCAGCGATTAGGCATAATTGTGAATGACGGAACCTCATCCCATTAAGCTTCAATGATTCCCACACATCGGGCAATGGTTTCGCTGAAGAGTTTGTACTGTGTACTGCTTGAAGTAAGTTCAACATTAGGCTGCTATGGTTCGCTTTCTTTCTATGTTGTAAAATCTTCGGATAAACTTTCTATCATGTGCAGAGGAAGCTCCCCAATAATGGAAGTCCTCGTTATGTAATGCCCAATTAAAACAATCTTTTAAGAGTGGACATTGACTACAGATCCCTCGCAGAACCTCGTAGTGACTGAAGTCTTTTTCATCTGTACAGAACATCTCTGATCCTACAGTTGCACAAGCTTCCTTGCCGGTGAAGGCCGGATACTGAGGTGTATCCGGCTCCACCAGTTGGACTAAAAACTTTTGGTGTTGTGACCTCATGGGTTACTTAATCCAAATAGTTTCGGCCTCAGCCACTCCTTTACTGAAAGGCTTCGGGCCCTTTACTGGATCAAACCAACCGACATAAGATTTTCCGGCCTTGGATATTCCACGCTTTTTGGCATAGAAGCCACGACCATCAGGTAGTGGTGGTGCATCAGGCAGACCATAAGTCCACTCGTTTCCATAGCGATCCTTCAACGCTTCTACGCCAATGCTTGCAACTGGAGTATTAGGTTGTGCTGGTGCATTCCACTTATCAGTAGTAATAACAGTTCCACCCAAAGCATTCGCTATCTGTTGGGTAGACATTGGCTGTGCAAACGCATTAGCCATTGCTTGGAGTAGTGCCTCAGCACCACTCTGATCTAGAGCTTCAGACAATTTCTGTGCAAAGCCTGTATATGTTGCATCTGCAATTACAAAGATTGTTCCATCGTTTGTCTTTGTAGATACTTGAAAGCCGAGTTCAGCCATCTTATTTTTCCTCCGTGTGTTTGATGTTCAACCGTACTGATTCTTTTCCGGTTGTTTTCTTTGGTACAAAACCTATCTTCTCTTTAACCTGTTCCTCATCAACGGATTGACGAGGTGCCACAGTTGTCCAGCTTATCTCTACGCCAGACAATGTTCTCCCAAAGATACCTTCGAAAGTAGACTTCAAAGAATCAGATTTTGTTTCTAACTTTTTGATTTCGTTATTAACTTGTAGATATTCCAAGGCATTCATATCCACCTGTGGATCATCAAGAAGAATCTCCGCCGGTGTTATACCGCCTTTTTTTAATCCAGTACACCCCACTTCACCACTTGGATCATAGTACTTGCAGTAGAACTGACAGTAACTAGCATCCTTCGCTGGTGGTGGTGCCTCATCTGCAAACTCAATATTGCGTAACCAGTTGAGAGCTTCTTCGGCAATACTTGGATCGTATGCTTCAGAGTGTACTTTGATATCTCGTTCATCCCCATCTCGTGGTATGCCCACAAGATTTACAGTTTTAACTTCATATGCAAGAGCTTGTTCTATAGCTCCGTGAATTGCAGTACCCATAATAGCAGCAAGCTTCAACTCGTTGCTATTGGTCTCAGGTTGTTGATTCAACCTGTACCAAACCTTGCGTGGGCAACCACCAAGTTCTGATGGCCCTACTTGTGTCTGAGTTGATCTACCTCTTGAAGCATCTTTCTTCTTGAGGATATCAATCAACACATCTTTAATTTCCTGCATTGGCTTCTTCTTCCTTTATCTTCATTTGTCTTGCATATTCTTGCCAGTAGAGTCCATAGTAAGCGACATCAAAACTGAATCGCTTCATATGTTGAGCCAATGCACCGGTGTGTGCATGAACTTTGATTCCACATTCCTTTAGTTTCCTAAAGAAAATAATATCTTCACCGACAAACTTATCCTTACCTAAATCTTTCTCAGCAAAGAATGATTGATCCGGAAACTTCTCTCTCAATTTTGGAACTATTGACTTGTGCATAAGAACTAATCCCATACCTGCACTATCAACTTTAATTAGTGAATCTACTGGAAGTGGGTGGATAAATTCCATATTGAACTCATCTCCTTCTTTGTCTAAGAATATAGCCGGCATAGGTGTCATTAGGCTGGCCTCCATTCCTTTAGATACAAAGTACACCCCAGATACGACAGGCCGTGAGATCTTATCGGCAGCATCCCAAAGCTTCTTTAATATGTCTGATGTTAGAACCACATCTGAATCTACCCACAGTAGCCAGTCTGTTCCCACATGATCAGCCCATAGTTCTAGAAGATCCATACGCTGTCTGGCAATTTGATTACCTTGGACACGAATTGCATTATTAAAAAATATCCCATGCTTTGCAGATGTAAGTGTTGTGTATAGCAAGCCCTCTGTGAACTTGCCATCAGTCATGCCATTGTCACACCAGCCAACAGATAAAGTTTCCTTACTACTATGCGGCATTTACTTGCCACTCCTTCCAATGTGGAATCTTTGCAGTATCAGCTTGGTTAGCCTTCCACGCTTTCCAAGCTTCTCTCTTCTTGTGATCTTCAAGAGACCTTCCATTAACATTAGGCTTCTTGGCTTTGGGTTGCTTTGGGTTCTTCTTGGAAGCTTTACCGTTTCGCCGGTTCGTATTTCTAACACCACTACCCCTGCCTTTCTTGGGCTTGCCCATCTTGTGACCTTTCCTTTTGTAGAACTGTTATTGCGTATTCAAGTCCATCAACTAAACCTTGTTTGTATTCAGTATCAGGTAGTGGTTCTGCTTCTGAAAGTTTCTTGCAAAACTTATCAATATAAAAATCTTTAAGTAACATTTTGGTATCCCTTAATGTAATCCTCTACCAACTTAGAGATCTTCGCTTCTCCATCGACTGGTCGCCATACGATCATTATTCCCGGAAGAATTAGATTCTTTTCTTCTGGTAATGGAACAAGTTGAACCATGCGATCAGCAATGAAGAACCCTTCATGAAACCAATCAACAAGATCTAGCTTGCCCAACAGGTACTGGCTGGATTCATATGCATGATCCCACCAGATAGATATACCACCATCCCTGCCATATGAAAACCCCATGACCCATGGATGAGGGCGGAGTGAAGAATCGGATAACTCAGCCATCTGTGCATAGATGTTGTTTACCTCGATCAGCTTTTCTGTCATGGAATAAGTGTGACACAAGGGTATGACAAATTGTGGGATTTCGGCGTGTCGTGATATTGTTGGCCTACCTCGAAAGAGGTGGGGCAGAAACTTCAAGGCGACACTATACGGTGTAGCACCTGACCAACCATAAGTTTTTTATGGGGGGTGGGGGGGCATTTCTTAAAGCTCTTCTACCGGTGTAGTTTTTAGGCATAAAAAAAGAGGGCCACCCGAAGGTGGCCCCATTTCTTGTAAGAGTTATTACTCTTCGTCAATATCCTCTGGGTCTGTCCAGAGAGCTGCTTCTGTCTTATCGTTTTCTACACGCTGTGCATACTCACCTAGACCCAATGCAGACAAGACAAAAATAACTGCTTGCTCTGCTGGAATATCTGGTGATATTAAAGTAACGATTAAAGCAACTGCTGAAGATACAAACGCTGCAACTCTAGCAGGGTGACGATGAATTAATGATTTGATCTTTTCCATTTAGTCCTCCTTTGGACTTGGTACTTCACATTTCTGTGGGTTCCGATTCTTCAGACTTTGAATGACAGCATCTGGAGAAGAGAACACTTTCTTTTTTGTCCAAGGGAACCAAGAGCTTTTATCGTTCTCATGCTTTGGATCGATGGAGATGTGCATATGTTTTGAGTGTGGGTTTGATCCGGTATACCGGCGGTCTCCCTCACTTGCTCTGGCACGAGTCCAGATCTTGCTATCGAAGATTAAGTAGGCAACCCTTTTGTCATCCTTAAACTTCTGAAACAGTTCATGACAGTCTATCCCAGACTTTGGGTCATGGGTTAAATCGACTGCGTGTCCTGTGTTGTGATCAGAATTAGGGCTGGCTTTTAGGTGGGCAGCAGAAGGCAGGAGCCCATCGCTGGCCTTGTTGCGTTTCGGAAAAAGTTTGGTTGCTTGTCGCAGAACAGCAAGGGCAGCAGGTGTGGCTCTCTTGGCAACAGGTTTCATTTATAGCTTCCTTATCCATACTTGGGATCCTGTATCTAGTAGTGCGATCTCTTCCTTAAGAAGGGTCAGAAATAGGTCTATAGCTGGCTGTGGTCGCTTTTCAAAAGGTAATCCATCCCCCCATAGGTAATCATCAAAGGCCATGATTCCGCCCTTTCTAAGGGCTTTCCAGCCAAGGCTGAACCTTTATTACTCGTGGGTAATCTTTAAGCTTCCAGTCGTAGGTCTTTTCGACATCAAGAAAATCCATTTTATGATAAGCTTCTTCATCAGATCCCTGCCAAGTATCCACATCAACAAGGACTGAACTCTTCTGGGTCAAGATGTTTTGGATCAACCATAGGCTGGCATCACCAGTAAAGGCACCGACTTGTAAGAATCGTAGATCTTCTTTGTCTTTGAATCTTGCTAGATGTTTATCGAAATACGCAATGGCGTAAGAAGCAAACCAATTTGGATAGCTCACTTCTGTATTAATATCTCATACAATCTGTCTAGTTTTGAAGATAGTCTATTGACCTCGTCACGCAAACTTGTTCCACCATTAGGTTTAAGTTCTGCTAAGTAATGTTTGACTAACCATCTAACTCCACCGGCTAATGCGGAAAGGATTGTTATTATTGCGACCGCTAGTCCGGCCCAGTCAAGATAGTTCATTATACAACCGTTCTCATAGTGATAGTGATGATCCCTCCGAAGTTATCGCTATTGCTACTTGGTGGGGTCATACGAGTGAATGAAATTTCTTCGATTACGGTATCGAAGTTTTCACCAGAGGTGAAATCCTGTACGAGAACGGTAGAACCACTAGATTCTAAGGACTCTAACGCTGCTACTCGGAACTTAGCTCCATCTTGTGTACCGAAACGAACGCCTCTTCTATCTGTTTCAAAGTCATAACACATCAAAGGCATCTGAATAAGCCTAGATCTAGTAGGTGAAGGGATAGCCTTTATTGCATAACCACGAAGTAATGCACCTTTAGTAGCATCTGATGCACCACGATAAAGAGTAAATGTTAATTGACCATTAACCTGTGGTGATAGATAGGCAGAAGATAAATCGAAGTCGGTATTATATTCAGTACCTTCAGTCAAGGTAACGATCTGTGATCTACCTTCGTTGGAGTTAGCATAGACTTCAATTTTTCCAAGAAGAGTATCGGTCTCAACACGAACCCTTTTCCATGCTTTCTTTTCTAATGTACCCCAGTTGACAATACCTGTGTCTAAAGTTCCTTCAGCAACTAATTGAGTTGCATGTTCTAAATGAATACCACTTGCTGTGATTGAAAAGAATAGCTGACCACTTGTTGGGAAGAAGCCTATAGAGTCTACTATTCCTGTAGTTCCAGTAGCAGATATATCTGTAGCAAAAGGATAAGCACCATCGTCAAGTAGGGTTCCAAGGTAGATTCGATAGGCACCAGATGCACCACCAACACCTGCTTTAACACCTGCCCATATGTATGAATCACGAGCTGCAAAGCAAAGCACAGGGCTAGTAGTCTCAAAGATTATAGGGCCATAAACAATGGTTGCATCATCTGCAATAGCAGCAATACGAACACCACGAGATGTTCCAATGGCAAGAAAAGTTCCAAGATATCCAAACAATGCAGTCACGGTTTCACCACGAGGTATATCTGCTACAGAGATAGCAGCTCCTAAAGCACCGGTAGCAGCATCGGGCTGCACCTTAAAGATTGCAGACTTATCGCCGGCATAACCAGAGAGGTAGATAGCTCCACGACCCTCTGCAATATCTGACCAGATCCATCCGATAGGTACTGTGGTTGTATTTGTTATGGGTGTGACACCAGAAATATTATGTGTACTTGAATGACTTTCACTAAATGGTAATGAATATGCAGCAGCATGAGGTGTAGTTCCTGCAACATAACTAATGCCAGCCACAATACGATTCTTTACAAACTTAAGAACTACATTAACAGCGTTGGCTGTATTGATTTGGTAATGCTGGTGAAGGCTAAGTGATCCACCAGTAAAGTTTCCATGGTAGATATAATCTTCGGTAGCTAAATAAAGTTCTGTTCCATCTGTTTCAGCAGCAAGAATCTTTTTAGAAATCGTTGCACCAGTAACAAGAGTACTAGCAGTACCGGCTGAAGTAACAAGGGATACTCGAACCGCAGTTGTGGATGCAGCAGTTGCCTCTGTGTTAATAGCAAGGACATAATCTGTGCCACCATAACTTGCTGATAAGGCTATAGTCTTTGCGGTAGCAGAAGTGCTTGTAACATTGTAGATTTTAGAGGTGTCTTTAAGAAGAGAAAGTTCACCGGGAGTCCAAGGATCAATACCTGTGGATGTGAAGTAACGGAAACGAAGAAGATCAGCATTACCCTCAAGAGCTTCTTGGAACTGGATACCTGCACCAAGGTGCCATGATGTCTGAGATCTAACCCATAGACCTGAGTCAAGGGTTTGCTCACCCGGTTCACGAGCTTGGTCAACACGCTCATATTTCCATCGGGCAGTAGATCTGCGATAAGGAATCGTATCTGTGATGTTATAGAGGAATGGCAAACCACCAATAGCAACATCAAAGGCATAGGTATCTGGATCGTAGTACTGAGATGTACGACCAGTAAGGTCGACAATAACTGTCTCGGTAATATCCGGTGATTTAGAGATCTTTAATACCACGCCAGACTCCTTGAGCTAGAAAGATTGATAAGGGTTCTTACTTACGACATTAGGCGAGGACACCCTCTAAACTGCCTCTGTTTCAATGTTAGGTTGGGTATCAGTTACTTCTGAAACATCTTTAGTTAATTCAATCCAAGATGTTTGAGTTTCATCCCACACATACAATTTTCCATCTGATGGGTAGGCAACAGGTGCTTCCCATTTGCAAGTTGTTTCATTTAAAATCCAAGAAGCAAAAGGTTTTGGAGTAATAAACGCATCTTTTGCAGGGTCAAAATACATGCCTACTCCTGCATAATTTTTGCGGAAGTTTCCATTGTATGAAGTTTGTTTCCACAAGGAGTGTCCATGTAATGATGTTAAAAAGTCAATACCTGCTTGTTCTGACTCATTTCCATTAACAGTAATAACATCATTGTTTACAACATGCACCGCAATTACATTATTGTTTTCATCTAGTTTTGCAAAGTGTGCCATTTTTCTCCTTAGTAAGTAATTGACCCATCACCATTAAATTTGTAAATGTGATAACTTCCTGATGTTGTGTATGTTGGGGAACCTGTTGTAGAACTTGCTGCTTGTAATGCACGAACAATTACTACGCCTGAACCACCAGCACCCGGTGCTTGTGGAAGGTTTGACCCACCACCCCCGCCACCACCAGTATTAGCAGAGCCTGATACGGCTGCAATAACATTAGTTCTATCAGCTCCTTTTCCGCCACCACCAGTACCACCAGCACCTTCATTAGCACCTTCAGAACCACCACCACCACCGCCACCATAAGTAACAGATGAACCAGTTAGTTCTACTGCTACGCCGTTACCACCAGCACCGCCTACAAGCCCTGAGTGTGTGCCATTTCCGCCAGCAGCACCTGCACCACCGCCACCGCCTGAGCCATTACCAGCAC